CCATGCGTGCATAACTGGTTTTGTTGAATCATCAGCTACACTCATGAATACGTTAGCAACGTCACCAATTTCTGCAGTGTCATTAGCTAAACCATAAGAAGAAGCGTTTAATGCTTCTGTTGCAGTTTTAACTGGTAAGTAGTTAGAAGTCCAAATATCGAAACCGAAAATGTTCTTCACAAACTTATGATCACGAGCAAAACCTGATGTTACGATACCTTCGAACATTGGGTTGTTTGAAACATTGACCAAGTTGGTGATGCTATTTAAAGTAGCTTCAACAATTGGATCAACAATAGCAATACGACCACCAGCAGGAACGCCAGCTTTATCAAATGCTAATTTCATAGCAATGATGTCGCTTAAAGTCATAACACGAGTTGTACCACCTGAACCACCTGCTACAAAACGATGTGGACGACCATTTACTAAGTTTACGTTTGCGTTAGTTTGAGCACCGTTTGCTACAGCTAGGAAACGTGATTCATGGTTTTCACCAAGAGCACGTGTAGATTCCATAGCACGCATTGACATAAGTGCATCAACTTGAGCACCATCTTCACGTAGTTCATCAGAAACTTTCCAAGCGTCACCAACGTAGTCAGTGATAGAAAGTGTGATGTTACCTGTGTCGATAGGATTAAAAGCTAAAGGTGTATCTTCAGCAGCATCTTGAAGTGTAACTGTACCAACTGTCTTAATGTTTAAAGTAGTGCCTGAACCAAAGTCTGATACATCTCTGTATAAACCTTCTGGCAATAAGAAGTCGTGTAAGTTGTCAAGAATGAACTGTGAATACTGTTGTGCTTCAATAAAAGCAGTAGTATTAGAAGTTAATTGAGACATAATATTTCCTTATTAGTTAAGTTGAGATTTAACTTTTTCACCAGCAATCTTCCACGCATTAACTAAATCTTTCGTTGTCGCACCTGATTTAACTCTAGCTGAAAGCTGATTGGGATCAACTTTAGTATTGAGTGCCTCTGTGTTCACAGAACTTGATGATTTACCTACTGGTGTAGATGAGCCTTCAAGACCTGAAAGTTTTAATACTACGTTTGGAGAACTAGCTGCCAAGTTATTTAATTGCTGAACATTTAGACCACTCTCTTGAGCTATTTTATTGTAGACTTCCTCAGCTTTATCGCCATATTTTTCTACAAATTTACGAGCTACTGCATCAGCATTAGACTTAGCTTTAGCTTGTTTTTCTCTATTCTCTAGAGTTTGGTTTAAAAGGTTCGTAATTGTATCTTGATCTATTCCAGCAGATTGAGTGGTATTCTCAGGTTGTTGGATGCCAGACTTCAATTCATCTAGAAGTTCTTCTGCAGTCTTACGTTTAGTTAGTTCTTCCTTCAAAGTAGCTAATTCAGACTCTAAAGTTTGAATATGCTTCTGTGCGTGAGGAACTGATTTTAACGCATCTTCTACAGAGTTATACTTCTTACCATCGCCTACAAAGTCTACAGCTTCTGTCGGAATCTGAAACTCAGGTTTTTGGCTATCTTGTGTTTGAACTTCGTTGGTACTTGGTTCGTTATTCGTTGCTTGTGTTGCTGTTGCTTCCGTCATTTATTGCTCCTTGGTCAGGAATAAGATTATATAGTTTAAGAAAGGCTTTTTGGAAGCCTAATTGGTACGCTTGATGCTCAGACCAGGCAGGTAGAGAGAAGTTATCCTCATCTAACGACTTACGGTTTGACAAATCAAGCTGTTCTTGGATATACTTTCTAAGTTCTAAAAAGACTTGGTTTTTAGACAAGCTTTTAGCTTTTTCAGATTTTAAATCCATATAATAATTATACCATAGTTTTGTTAAAAAGTCAAGTTAAACTTACATCATACCAGCATTAGGATTAAGGGCTTCTTCTTGCTGCATGAGCATTTGTTCCTCTAATCCTGGTGTGGCTTGTTCAGTTTGTATTGACTGCTGTACTTGATTTACAAGTTTTTGAGTCTCGGCTTGTTCAAAGATAGCAGCATTATCCTTAATAAATTCATATTGTTCAAAGCCCATATACTCTTCAATCATAGACGCTAAGCGTTTAGAAGAGAGATGTGGAGCTATCATTTGACCCATAGGACTATTAAAGATACCTAACATATTTTGAATGAGCTGTGCTCTAGCAGCATAATGACGAGCTCCGATAGGACGAAGTTTGCCTTTAGCCGTTATATCTTCTTTCGTAATAGAAATGAAATCAGCTACGCCAAGATCATCATCCATTACCCTAGCAACTTCTGCAATATCCATATATCGTTTAGATACTTCTAACATAGTGTTGATGATTGGTTCTAGGAATTCAATCTCAAATTTGTTAATCTTATGTTGGAAGATGCGACTTGCGGCATTTTGCAGTTGCTGTACTTCAAAAGCAGTTTTCTCACCTGGACTACGGAATCCCATAGCTTCTTTAGGTGCACCAGCCATTTCTTCCATAAGTTGAATAAGAGTGCCAATTTCATTATTAACTTGGAAAGCAGCTTGGTTAGGAGGCATTGCAGTTACATCACCATCTTCAGGAATATGGATGGTTGATTCTGGACCCCAAATAAATGGTTCTACATCACCTTTAATCTTAAGAGGTGGATGGATAGTTAAGTCAAGAGCATCAGCTTTTAAGTTCTCTAGATGGTCAATTCGGTATTGCATACCTACTAAATTATCTAAAGGACCCATAGCATAAAGGTTATCTGGACGAGTTCTCCAACCTACATGATGTTTAGAATCACGACCTAACCATGATGGATTTTCAATGTTACGGATAATGTATCTACGATCAATGATAGTAATCAGACGTTTTTCTAGTAATTCGTCTTTTGTTTCATCAAATACATCACCTTCAAACTCAATAATTTCAATTAAACCTGATTGATAGTATTCATAAAGAGAACCAAAACCATCAATGAGATAACCTTCAGCTTTATTAACATCTTCCATTTGGAAAGCAGAAAGGTGTTTACGGAACTCTGTAGCATGTTTAAACGCAGCTTCGTCATAGTTTAAATCTGGACGATACTGGATATCTTTCTTTAATTCACCAAGAGATTTAACATAACGAGTAAACTTAGGTGATTCAGCAAAACTTGATGCTGTAGGATTAAATACAATATCAAATGGTGAGAGTCTTTGTAGTTTAGGACCACGGTAAGTAGTAATATCTTCTTTAGTATAAGGATCTGTATGAACTTGGTTTACATAAGTAACTTCAGCAAATACGTTACCATAGTCAATATAATCATAAAGAAGTTGAGATACTGTTTCTCTGAAGCCAGATTCTCTAATCTTAGTTTTTAGATAGGACTCAATAGCTCTACGTTTCTTTTGTGTAGAATCTTCTAGGTTATAACCTTCCCATTTCATCCAGTTATCATTAGGGAATAAAGCATCCATGTAGTTAGCATGAAGATTATCTCTAATCTGTGTGAGTTTAGGTAAAGTTGTCTTGTTCTTCCAAGGTAACTTAGAATTGGTTGTTTTAGTAGTATCTGTAGCAAATAGATAGTTACGGAGTTCTCTCCATTCCTGTTCTTTTTCTCTACGTTGAATCCACCAGTTATTATAAAGACCTGATAGTTGTCTAGCGAGATTATCACCAGCCATTAGTTCTCTAATTTGAGCTACTTTTCCAGCCATAATTTTTCCTTAATTAAAAACTTACACCGCCAAAGCGAGAGTGTGTCATAACATTTTGTCCTAAACTAAATGAACCTACTCTTTGTTTAGGTATGATTGCAATTGCGATAGCATTAGATAAAGCGTCTTTAATGTCATCGTGTGGAGGATGAGCCATAACTAGCTCTTCTTCTAAGGTTTGACAATTACCACCTTTATAATGCCATATCTGCATATTATCATACTTTGGTTCAAGTACTGCACCAACACGTTCTTCCTTATCACCAAGATGTCTTGTTGGTCTGAATTCATCTATAGATAAAGCAATTCCATTAGGTTTAAGGTAACTTTCTTTAAGTTCCTTAACAATCGTTTGTTGAGCTACTGTAATTTCAGCTCTTAACTTCCTGAATCCCCACTTTTCCCAAGCAGTCACTATATGGTTATAGTATTCAATGATTCGATCAGTTTTAAATCTATCTATGTCTAATACGTAGAAATTACCTTGATGATCTACACCAATCACTACAAGAGCAGTGTAGTCGGCTTTCTTTCTTAATGAGAACGCAAAGTCAATAGCAGCATAAACATTAAGTTTTCTATCTCTGATATACCAGTCACCTTCTTTATTTTGTAGTACTGCTCTATCATAATACTGGAACTTATCTGCATCAATCCTAGCAGTATCACCACTATTCGGATTGTTATAATACTGAGCATAAAATTGAGTTTGATCCACATATTTAGCTTTAATCCTTGCAAGTTCTTTAGAGTCAAATCCAAATGTCTTACCATCTGCACGAGTTTGTTTAGTCCAAAGGTATTCACCATCTGTTTCTACGACTCTTTGGAATAGTTCGTAAACTTCTTCTTCTAATTCTACTTCACCTGATTCATTGAAGTGAACTTCCTTCATGTTAATCATAGTGTCATAGATATCTTTTGGATGGTATCTAGTACCTACAACCCATTCAAGTGCTCCTGGATTCTCAATAGAAGCTAACTGTGAATATGCTGAGGAAACTTTATCACGACCATCTTCAGTGTAAGCGTTACCAGGTACAACAATGTCATCAAGAACAACAACGTCAGCATGAAAACCTGTGGTATTAGATGTAAGTCCAACGGCTTTACATGTTGCATCTCGAATACCTTCCAATTTACGTTGTGGATGATCTACGGCAATTTCAGCTACTGCCCATTTCTCACGTTTACCTTCATCAGGATTAATCATCTCTGACCAGTATCTACGATAAATAGGACTATCTATAATCTGTTTAATAGCATAAAGCTGTTTCTCAGCTAAGTCTGCTGTAGCAGATACATATAGAATCGTTGTTTCTGGATGTTTAGTAATCCACCAAGCAGTTCTATAAGCAATCAGTTTACTCTTCATGTGACCACGAGGAAGTAGAACTAATTGATTGTTCTTAGCTTCAGAACGAGTCCACCATTGGATGAGTTCTTCGTGAACAGATCCAAGCATCAAGTGTGGAGCTACTAACTTAATAAATACTAATAAGTCATCCTCAGCTGACTGACGAATAGCTTCGACTCTAGTTTGCATTACCACTTGACTTTATTAGCCCAAAAAGCAGCACTCATCTTACCTTTAGCAATATTCTTAGCGTGTCTTGCTTTAAAAGATTTAGCTCTAGCAGTATCAGTCTTATCTCCAGATACACCTTTTTGACCAAAACGAATAAGCTTCTCTTTATCACCTTCTTTAGCTAAAACAGCATGACTCTTAGTAGGATGACTAGGTGTTCTCTTAGGTTTATTATAACCTGAGAATGTTTCCTTGCCCTTCTTAATCATTTCTTCTTCGCAGTCTTTGCAGCTTGTTTAAACGCTTTGGCAGTTGGAGCACCCTTAGTTCCAGGTTTTCGCATCTTTTCTCCAGAACCTGCAGCTATACGTTTACGTTTAGCATGAAGATTGGCATATAATCCAGGTTTAGCCATTTTTCATAGCTTTCTTTGTAGGTTTAGACATCATTTTCTTGCCTGATTTTTTAGCTGCTTTTTTTGCGGCTTCCACACCAGTCTTAGTGTAACTGTATTTTTTTCCGTTTACCATTGGCATGATTATTTACCTTTCTTTTTAGTTTTAGCCATCTTTTTTTCTTTGGCTTCTTCTTTCTTACCTTCTTTTTTCTCATGAAGTTTTTTAGCCTTCATAGATTTATATTTCTCTTTACCACCATACTCTTTGATCATAGCCATTATTTTCTCCTTTTAGAAATACCTGCTTGACTTAGTGCAATTGCTATTGCTTGTTTTTGTGATTTAACTTTCTTAGGTGATTTACCTACGTTAAGTTCACCACGTTTAAACTCTTTCATCACTTTAGATATCTTTTTTTGTGCTTTAGTTTTTTGCATTATACAGTTCCTTCAAATAACTTACGTTCATCTAATCTTCTCTTCTGTAAACCTTTTAGTACCTTACCACCAGCTCTACAATACTTAACTAGCGATTCCATAGCCGCTTCTTTATCGCCACGTAGCAACGCTTGACGGATGGTTGAACGCTGAAAGCATCCAAGACCCAGATTGAAGCAAAAAGAAACAATGCTATCGAATTCGTGTTGTCTAAGAGGCACGTTAGGTAACATCTTAGATACTCCCAACTCGAAACGATTGAGGTCGTGTTTAAGAATTCCATCTATTTCCTCGTTTGTAAATGTTTTATTCCATGCTTCTGGAAGAGACTTACCATCTCCAATAAGATGACCCACACCGACAGTCCATAAACCAGCAGGACACTTATAAGGCTTATTACGAACACCTTCATGATGTCGGATTAACTTAATTGCCTCTTTAGATACTTTCACGTTTCTTTTCCCAAGTGCGAGAACCAAAGTAAAAGCCAATAATACTTGCAGTAATAGCCATTTCTTCAGAACCAAATACTTCTTGAGAAGCTACAACAAAATCTACACCAGACCACATAGCCCAACCTAATGAGATAAGGTTAATAATAACAAGTTCACCTACAAAGATAAACGCTACTACAGGTCTAACCATAGCGTTCCAGTTCTTAACTGTAGGACTTGCACTTTCTACTAACTTAGCATCGTGAGTATATAAAGCTTCACGTTCTTGAGCATAAGTCTCAGCATAAGTGCCTTCTAATTCAATAGCTGCAATCTTTTCTTGAGCTACAAAACCTTTTTCTGCCATAAGCAAAGCTTGGGCATTTTGTAATTGAGCCATTTCACGCTCATGTTTTTGATCTCCTTTTTGTTGGAAGAATCCAAGCAAAGAAGGTAATCCTGAAGTAGCAAATCCTAGTATACCAGATAATATTGATAACATGTTAGTTTCCTAGTGGGTTAATAACTGCTTTTTTAAGAGCCTTCATGTCTTCTTTGACATTAGTTACTGTATCAGCAATCTTGTCTTGTGAAGATCTAGCCATAGCATTAGCTTCAATAGCCTTACCATAAGCTTCGTTAGCTTTCTCTAGAGCACGATTGTTAGACATCATTACGTCTACAAGTTGTCTCTCAGTGGATTTAGATCTATCTTCTAATACAGTAATGCGTGTTTCTACATTACTCATTTTCTTTACTTCATCAATCGTACTCTGTAAGTCGTTGAAGAGGGTTATTCCGTAGTAGACTGGTCCACCTATTGCGGTTAAGAGAATCGAACCTATCACCAATAGTTGTTTCGGTGAGAAGCGTGAGAGTAAACTCTTGAGTTCGTCCATATTCTTGTTCCTGTTCTAGTTTAAATATTTCTTCTATTTGTTGTTGTTGCATGTTATAAGATTGATTAATTAAATTCAAACTCATAACTAATCCAAATCCTGGTACTAAATCTTTACCTTTTGGTACATCAGGAGTCTTTATTTCTACTTTTGCTGATCCTGCTGTTGTATTTGCAGGTATTCTAGCCTCTGTAGCCGATGTCGTCGTAGTATCTTTTACTTGTACGGTTGTTACCGAAGTAGCTGGAGTCTCCACCGTCGTTTGCAACGCAGTCAGTTCCTGTGCAATTACAGGTTCTGGTTGGATTAACGGAGCAGTTGTGACTTGCGACAAAGGACTCATTGGATTCAACGGACTTATCGGACTTACAGGTGATTCCACATTCGTGGGATTTGTGATAGATTTCGCACACTCGTTTAAAACCACAGTCCAAGGACCAAATATGGGAGTTGAATAAGGATCTGAGCATATTGAGCTTCTCGACTCTTGAATTGATCCAATATATCCAGCTTCGCATGTTAAAGTTCTGTATTCTCTTGCTTCGAAACAGGTTGGCGGATCTTGCGTGCAATTGTCACTAGCCGTTGTCCAATCTGACCAGCTTTGTGTAGAGCAACTATAATTCCTGCTTTGATTAATCCCACCGCTATAATGAGGTAACGGACAAGCAAGTGTCCTAGTTTCAATACTATCGGTGCAACTCGGTTGTAAATACATCGAACAATACGGATCGTTAGGTCTATACCACGTACAATAATGGTTTTGCATAACATCAGGAACTGTAATACCTTCACAAAACATTGACCCATCTTGATACCACCCTTCTGGAGTTGACGAAAAAGAACAATACCAGGCATACGCATTACTTGCTGTCAGAGACAGTAGGAAGCTCAGGAAGATTGAAATCCTCACCATAGAGTGCTTTAAACCTTTCTGGATATCGTTTAAACCATGCTTTTCTAGCTGCATGACCCATCATTCCTGCATAAGGGCAAGGACTACCTGACATTTCCATAGCGTTCCAGCCTCGGATGTCTTGACAAAGGACACTTACACCTGTTACTTTTAAACCTCCAGTATTAAACGCATTGAATATCTTAATACGTTCACAGTTCTCATCTACAATAGTCATACCACCACTGATAGATAGTACACCTGTATTAGCACCACCACTTACACCTGAACGACACATATCGTTAGAGAAACCAGAGATACTTGGTGCCATAGCTGACGGTACTGGCATACCTTTTTGATTAATTGTGGTAGTATCTGCATGAGCATGATCTACAAACCAGAGTACTAATAAAACTATAACTGTCCAACTAAATACTTTAGAGAATGTTTTCATTCTTTTTACATAAACCTGTGAGTTAATAGAAACACAATTACAAAACCTGCAGTACCAAGTAATATCTGCTCTAGTCGTTTTAATCTAGCATTGATCTGTTCATAACGTAATGCACAGATCTCTTCGTGCGTATTTAGCTTTGATTCTACGTCATGTTTAACCATGTTATTCCTCTGCTGGTAAAGGTGTGTTGTTTTGTTTTTTAATCATACTAATTTTCATTTTAGTTTCTTCCGTTAATTTACGACCTAATGATTTTAGTCTTATTTTTTCTTTAGTTTCTTCTGATAGTTTTCTACCAAGTTTAGCTTGCCTTAACTTCTCACGATGCTCTGGAGTAAATTTAGGAACATTAGGCTTATTAGCCATTTGTATCTTTACTTGTTGAGAATAATCTTTTCTAGCCTTATCGTAAGTTTTAGAAGATACTCTTTCGTATCTACCAACACTACTCATCATAAAGAAAGCTCTAGTCATGTTCTCACCATAAGCCTTCCACAACATCCAATGAGCTATGTAATGTTGCCTAGCAGTTAATGCTACTAGATTACTTTTATCATTAGAACCACCACTACTTTTAGGTATGATGTGATGAAGTTCATAATATCCAGCTATAACTTGACCTTTTAATACTGCTATAAACTTGTTATAGCGGTTTAAATAGTGTTGATTAAGCACTAGGTTTGTCAGCTGGAATAGGAACATTTCCTTCCGACAACCACTTTTGATACTCTACAAAATCCATGTTATCTGGGTCAAATGGGATGCAAGCGTTGTCTAATAATCTTAAAATGCAATTTAATTCTACTCCATTATATTCTTGATATTTTTTATACATTTCTATAGCTCCGCAGAAAATTTAATCATTCCAGTTGTTCCTGCATTTATAATTACACGGCCAGCAGTAAATGGAGACGTGCTTGTATCTAGAACTATCCATCCACCAGTTTCTGATGTTGCTGTTCCAAAAAAGAAATTATTCATAGTGGTCACAACATTTGGACCGCCTTGAGGTTGATTAAGTGTTCCTTTAGTAGCATCAAGTGTTCCTGTTGGTGATGCTCTCATTGGAACTGGATATTGATAAGTTAAAGAAACCCTATTAGAAAGTTCTGCTACTCCACAAGCTCCTCCACCAGCAAGCAAACAAAAATACCTCTGACAATTAGCCAATTCCTGATTATAAAGTCTGCGTTCAAATGGTGTTGCTGATGTGCCTATTTCTAGTTGGACACCAGTGATGTACCATGTAGCTCCGTTAGTGCCTACTACGGATGTTGCTCCTGTGGCTGATACATATAAGTTTGAAGACCAAGAACCAGCAGTTGCACTGTAAGTAGAGCCAACTCCTAATCCAAAACGAACCCACATACCAATACCATTAGTTGTTAGCCAAGTTCCAGATGTATCTCCAGGAATGGTAATAGAAATTGTAGTCCAAGTATTTGCAGAGCTAATTGTATAACTAAATGGATAACTTCTATTTGCAGCACTATTATGAATAGCACCACCAAATGTACCAGTTAGTGAAGAATATACTTGAAATGATAATGTTACTGTTTTTGCATTAGCTGTCCCCCATGCAAGGTCAGCTATATTAAAACCTTCTATTTTTTGGGTATAAATAAAATAATCTGAAGCACTTAATGAATAAGAGGATAATGATGTTATTTTTGTTGCATAAGTATATCCTGTAGGAACTACAGATGTTTGTTGCTGAACTGAATATTTTGACGCTTGACTTAAAGCACATTCCCATCTATCCAATACATAAGTACCATCACTTGTAGGGGTAACACTAGCACCAGCATTTCTCTGGTCAATCCTCATGTCACCATTGATAATACGGTTCTTTAGCACATAAGGTGACGCTGCAGCTCCTTGTAGAGATGAGTCGTTAAACGTGACTCCGTTTGAGCCATCTAAAATCATTGACATTATGCTACTCCTTTAGGAAACTTATTTTTAACTACATCAATAGATGTTTTCCATGCGTCATAGCCACCATGATAGAGAGTATCTAGTTGGTCTACGATAGATGGATATGCTCTAGCTCTATCATATTTGTATTGTTCTGGATCAACCCAAGCATTAACTAAATCTAAATTTATTTCTACTTTGTTACCATTGGAATCAAATGCACCAGTGCCTTCATTTATGATAACTACTTGTGGATATAGTTTATATATAGCTTTATGATTCATTATCCTTTAATCTCCATAACTGTTATTGATGATACTGCTCTTCCATCGTATCCTAGGTTATTATCATCTCTACCAGATCTATTGATAGCTATAGCAGTTCCATTAGAACTTAAAACTTGAATTTTATATGTAGTGGCAGAAGTTGTTGATGGAGAATCAAGGTAAGAACCACTAAATGTATATTGCCCTTGTCCATTTGTATTTACAATAAATGTAGAACATCTTCTAATTCCAGCAGCGTCCGCTTTAAATATTTCGGTAGAGTTTCTTACTAATGTTCCGTAGCCATGACAAATATCTCCATTTGTTCCCGCATCAACTGAATACATAATTAAAATTTTACTAGAAGTGGAAGATGGAGTAATAGACACAGATAATCCTGTAATATCGACATAAGACGTGCTTGTAACTGTAGTGGCATCCGTTTTTGTAGATTGAATTACTTGAACAATAGAACCAGCTGGTAATGATGATGAACTAATAGTACTTGAGTTTGTTAAAACTGTACCACTAGTGGATGGTAACGTAAGTGTAGTAGTGCCAGCTACATCTGGTGCTGATAGTGTTACTGATCCGCTGGTGTTACCAGCTATAAGTATACTAGACAATTTGATGCTCCTTCAATTTGCAATTATTCATGTGCCATCTTTTCATAGGGATAATTCCTCCAACTTTATTGCAATGAGGGCAAGTAACTGTAGGAAAATGCTTTCCCTTCATTGTTGGTATACGATTCATATTTGCTATTCTTAATGCTTCTTTGTTTTTAGCAGACATTGGTCTGCCAATCAAACCTTTAATTCTTTTTTCTTTTTCTTCTTTAGTATGAATTCTTCCTGTATTAGCTTTTATTACAGCTTCAATAACATGAGGCAATGCTGGTATGCCTTTATTCCATCTACTAATTGGTGGATTGCCACCGCCTTTAACAATGTTCCAACCAATATTATCTGTGCTTCTTAATGCTTTTTCTATCATAAAACAATAAGCATCATCTGCTACAAGTATAATTTGTTTTACTAGATTATCCCATCCATATTTATTAATAGCATTTTTAAGATGTGGATTATCACTACGTTTAGCATGATTTCTAAAACGTCTTTTCAAATCTTTTGACACACCTATATATCCTTGTGAGAACATATCAGTATGCTCTGGATGATGTATCCAGTAGACTGAACTCATGCTAATTGCTCCTGTGTTGGTTTAGCTAGTGTAGGGTGTTCCCATTTAGCTATGTAATCTCCACGACCATCAGAGTCGTTTTGTAATCTTATAACAGTCATAAAGTCATTGTCTGTAAGTTGTGGATATATTGATTTAATTTTATCGTATAATGTCATTATGCAGCCCTCACTAAAGCACCATTAAACCAAGTTGCTAAATTGCTATTTGTTATAAGAGTGGCTGTTGCCCCAGTATTTTGCAATACATAAACTTCTATGTAATCTGTAGAGCCATTAAAATAAACAAGAGAACTATTACCAGCAGATGTATTTGATCCAGACCTTATAGTTGCTTGAGCTTCTTTATAATCTGAACCATTTTTATAAATTGTGCATAGCATAGTTCCAGCAGCGCTATTGTTTTCTATTTTTACTTGAGTATTTATTTGATAATATCCAGCTATTGTAGGTGTAAATCTATAGTTAGTAGTATTATCAAAATTGCTATTAGTGTCAAATTCTTCAACTTGAAAAGCAACTTTATAATATGTATTATTGTTTAATGTTTGAGTTGCATTGTTTCTTGCACTAAATGCTGGACCAGTTGGAGCTAATAATTTACCACTAGCCATAGATAATCCAGTGCTATTAATTGTAGCAATTGTTGTGCCACCAGATTGTAGGTTTAAAGTCCCAGTGTTATCAGCAGTGGTTATTATTCCACCAGCACCACTCGTTGAAGCATCTATTGAAGCCATTTATTTCTCCTATAATACGACCCAGCGTTGACCGCTAGGAACTGTAACTGTTACGCCAGAAGCGACTGTGATTGGACCTACACTAAAACCATTTTTAGCTGTACTTAATGTATAATTGGATGAGATGCTATTTGAATTTTCATATATGACACCACCAGCAGAGGCACCACCACCAATTGAACCCCAAGCTGTTGTATAACCTTCAAAACCACCTGATGTGGTATTGTAACGAATCATACCTGCAGTTGGTGTTCCTGGACGAGCTCCGTCATTACCCTTTGGAAGAGTTAGAGAACCTGTACCTGGCATTGTAATTTCGTTGCCACTAAATACAAATGTAGCAATCTGAGTACCAGTAACCTTTTTACTTGTACCCGCTTCGTTTATTTCAAATTCATTGGCACCTGCAACGGAACCCGCTGCGGTTAATCCTGATATTTTTACATTTGCCATTTAATAAACCCTTTTCCAATTTCCACTTTGTTTAATATAAATCTGATCTGGTAGTTTCCACGTTCCATTATGTTTAACATAAGGTGTTGATACTTTCCACGAACCTCCAACATTGTAATACATGTTCTGATAGAATGTAGTTAATGTTGGTATTGCGTTTAAATAACTATTAACATTATTTACAATAACATCATTTGTAATTCTAGTATCGCCAGCTTCTGTAATTCTCGTATCATCTGCTTCAGTAATACGAATTACATCTGTAGCTATTCCTGATTCAACTTGTCCGTATTGAATTAAAGGCATCTAGTAAACCCTCGTCCAAGTACCACTTACTTTTTTATAAATGTATTCTGGTATCTTCCAAGTACCAGCATGTTTGACATAGGGAGTAGATGTCTTCCATGCTCCACTGACTTTGACATACATTGTTGAAGTGAATGGTACTAACGTTCCTTCAGGAGTGATAGATCCTGTAGCACTTAAACTTGTAGATCCACCAATCTTACTATCACCATCTGCTGCTATACTACCAGCTCCACTAAGAGCTGATTCACCAAACTTAATTCTAAATCCAATAGAACTTATACTACCTGTACCTGTTAAACTTGTAGCTCCGTTTAATGTCAACTTAGGAACAACTGACATGGTACCTGTAGCTTGTAGATCTGAATTTCTATAAGCAACGAGTCTAGAGTCTTCAGTAATTGTAGCTACACCAGTAAAATTATGGACATGTCCAATAAATTTACCAATACTAAAGAACGCTTCTGAAGCAGTTGCAGATAAATCTACTGTTGTTCTATAAGTAGTATGTCCATCAAATGAAGCACTACCTGTAGAACTTAAATCTGCAAATACATATTTAACTACACGAGCTTGTGAATCTAAAGATCCTTGACCTGTTAAGTTAGAGAATCCTTTTGCTTGTAGATTACCTACATCATCTAACGTACCTGTACCTGTTAAGGCACTTGCACCATATCTTGTTAAGGTAGCTACTGATGCACAGTATCCTTCACCACCATTATCAAAAAACCCTACTTGCTTTAAACTTTGAAGTGCACTTAAACTTCCAGTTGCACTTAGATCACTGAATTGTTCAGAGAACTTCTCAGTGATTCGGAACACATCTGCTTCCGTGATCCTATAGTCCCCATTTTCGAGAACACGAAAGCCATCAGCCATGATTAAGCTAGAGTTAGATCAATATTGCCGATTGAGAATTCTAGTGTATCGCCGTCAGCTACAGACTTAGATGCTGTCATAGCACCATGCCATAGTAAGTTACCACCAGATGAGTTATCAAAAATACCAATGTGAGATACTGTACCCCAAGAACCACCAGATGCTGTGAATGTAACTGCACCTGTGTTTGAAGTTGTACCACCTGGGCTTGATGCTGCACCGAATGTCACTGCTTGACGTGAATAACCTGAACCTGATACTTCTGTACCACCACCTGAATCAGATGGAGCTGCAGTGTATAATGCAACGTACCATGCTGTTGGTCGTGTTGCAGAGCCTGTAGTCATTGCAAAATCTAGCAATAACTTCTCTGCGTAATCTGATAATGCTGCCATGTATTTCTCCCTTAATTAAACGCTTACTTTAAACCAAATATCTCCATTCGTACCACCTGAAGGAGAACTTGTACTGATTGTGACTCGATTTGTTAGTGCCTCATACTCATCGTAGATAGTTTGCATCGTTGTGATAATATTAACACCATCTACTTCGACATCACCTACGTTGATTATATTGTTACCGTTCATATCAAGATCTTGTTCCATTTGGTTTGGTTCACCACTTGGAACGTCTCGATATAAAACTTTGTTATTTAATTCTGCTTCA